TCGGGCGGGATGGAATGGCAAAGGCATGTGGCTTTCACTGAGCGGCCCCAATGGTCCGCGCGAGATTGCATTCGAGAACTTCTGGTCCAAACACAACAGCGACTTTGCTCGCGACAACGGCGGATCGGCCAAGGTACTGCCATGCATCACGATGAAAACGGCAACTGGTGAAATTCTCATGGGCTGGCTGGCATCGCAAACCGACATGCTGGCCGAAGACTGGTCGGTCGTCGAGTAGCGACCGCGCAACCCACCGGCATCGAATAGCCCGGGCGCTCGTACGCTCGGGCGGGTCAACCCTAACAACTTCCCGGAGAACACCTCCATGAATCTCAGCCCCACGGACATCGCAGTAATCGGCACGGTGTCAGCAGTCATCCTCATTCTCATCGCGCTAGTAGGCCTGTTCGTCGTGCTGTTGAAACGCCTACCCGCAACCAGCCCGGTCGCTGTCGATCTATCGAACGTCAAGGCGGACGCGGTCAAGGTGGTCGCCGACGTCAAGCATGACATCGCCACCGACGTGCAGACAGTCGAGACAGCAGTCGTCACGGATGTGATCACTCCGCTGACCAACGAGATCGCGCCAATCGTCGCCGAAATTAAAGCCGGCGTCGTCGCGGTCGAAACCGATGCGATCAACGTCGAAGCCAAGACGGAAGCTGTCGTGGCCGAGACCGTGGCAGCCGTCGAACAGCACCTGACGTTCCTGTCGAAGCTCACCGACAAGATGCGAATGATTGTGTGGTTGGTCGCCGGCGTGTTGCTTTACTTCGCCTCGATTGCGGTTGGCCCGGGTGAACCCATCATTCAGACCACGCTCTACAAGCTGGGCCACGTCACCATCTTGGCCTGGGTTGGCTACTGGATCTCGCGCCACGCACTCGGCCGTGTGAGCACCGGCGCCACCGACGGCGACAAGCTGGCGCGCGCCCTGGTGATGGCGGGCGTGATCATCGCAGGCTCGCTCGGTCTATGAAAATCCGCCGCGCAATCCAGTTGAAAGGCGGCTCGGGCTGGGTCTTCGAGGCCGACTTGGTCGAAGCGATCCTCGCCCTAGTCGTGATCCTGTGCATTGCGCTGCCCGCTCAAGGCAGCGCCTTTGCCAGCGAAGTCCCGGGCGCGGCGCAAACCTACCGCTCGACCATCGTACGCGAGACGGAAGTGCAGTTCGGTTTGCCCGCGCCCTCCCCTGTCATCGCCGCGCAGATCATGCAGGAATCGCAGTTCAAGCCCGGCGCGCACTCGAGCGTCGGTGCCGAAGGCTTGATGCAGTTTATGCCGGCGACCGCCGAATGGGCTGCTGTCGCGGGCCAGCTTGGACAAGCACAGCCGACCAGCCCGACATGGGCGATTCGTGCTGGCGTTTGGTACGACCGATGGCTCTACGAGCGAGTGCGCGGCGACACCGAGTGTGATCGCTGGGACTTCACGCTGTCGGCGTACAACGGCGGCCTGGGGAACGTCTATAAGCGCCAGAAGCTGAGCGCACAGCCGTACTCATGGCAGGCGACCGGGCATCTCAATCCCGGCATCACGGCTGCCAACCAGGCGCAGAACGACGATTACTCGACGCGCATCCTGATCCACTGGCAGAGCCTTTTCACCGATTGGGGGCGAACCGTATGTCTGAACTGATCAACGCGGCAGAGAAAGCCGCATCCGTCGCGACTGATGTCGCAAGTGTCCCCAGCGCGATCGAGCGCTACCTGTTCATGGGGCTGGCCTATGTCGCATCGCTCGGCGTCGCGTTTGGCGTCGGCTATGCGTACCGCTGGCATGGCGACGAAGTGAACGCGGCAGCCAGCAAGGCGACTGTCGCAACGGCTGCCGTCGCGGCGAGCGCTGTCGTCGCCATTGCCGACACCAAGACCGACGCAACCCTGGCCAACCAACTCGCCGCGGCGAAGGCGCGCGCCGCATCCCTGCAATCACAAATCGAGGCCGCACAACATGCGAATCCTGCTCCCGTTGACTGTCGTGTTCCTGGCAGCCTGCTCGACAACCTCAACGCTGACCTCGCCGGCCCCACCGGTGCCAGCGAAGTATCTGGCGCCGTGCAGCCGTAAGGTTGCCGACCCGCTGACGACCGGCGATCAGTACGACTTGGCGCGGGCGCTTGCCCAGGCGGCGCAATCGGTCAAGGTGTGCGCCGACAAGAATGACGCGCTGATCGATGCGGTCGACGTGCGCGATCAAGTCACGCAAAGCCTTATCAATCAAATCAACAAGAGCAAGTGATGACTGTACGCACAGCACAACATCCCGATGGCTTCCCGCCTGAGTCGCTGACGGACTACCGGCTCAAAAGGATCGAGGAAGCGGTTTCGACGATGGCTGATTCCATGCAGAGCCTGGTTACGCTCGAACAGAAGCATGCGGAAACGCGCGACGCGCTCGGGCGTGCATTCAAGCAGACCGAGGAACTTGAGAAGCGTGTACGCACAGTCGAACTCGCGCAAGCCTCTAACGGCTGGATACCTACGATGATCACCATTGTCGCGACTGCCTTGGCCACTGCCGCCGCCGCTATCGGGCTGCCTCACGTGATGAAGTGAGCCATGACCACGGCAGTACCGACCACCGACGAGAAGCTCAAGCGTCAGCGTAACCCAAAGACGCCGACCACCAAGGGACGCACGTTCACCAAGCTTAAGCTACCCGGCGGACTGACCGTGCAGGAGGAAGGTTACGCCCGCGCGCGTGCCTTCGGCATGTCGCAGCTAGAAGCGATGGCGTTGATCACCGGTGGCAAGACCACCTCGGTCGGGGCAGGCGCGCACTACGAGAAGAAACCGCACGTCAAGCAGCGCATCAACGAGTTGCGCATCGAGATCACCGAGCGTGCGGTCGAGAAAGCGTCGGTTGACCGCGCATGGGTGCTGTCGCGACTGATGAAGGTTGCCGACCGATGCATGCAGGCCGAGCCAGTCACCAATCGCCAGGGCGACGAAACCGGCGAGTACAAGTTCGACTCGGCCGGCGCAAACCGCTCGCTGGAACTGCTCGGTAAGGAACTCGGCATGTTCGTCGAGCGCAAGCAGATCCAGATGAACCCGTACGAATCGCTATCGGATGACGACCTGGCGCGCATGGCCGCCGAGCTCGCGCGGCAAACCGGAATCGGCAACGTGATCGACGCAGCACCAGCAATCACGAATGGTGAGCCTTTGCAGGTATCCGATGCATCGTGATAACACGGCGGCCCTGCTCCTAAAGGAGATGGCGCCCAATGTGGCGCTAGTAGCAGTTCTCAACGAGATCAAGCGCCGGCAGGATCGCAACAAGCTCAAGAATTACAAGCCGTACGAGCGCCAGCGTGAATTCCACGCGGCGAGCGGCCAGTATCGCGAACGGCTGTTCATGGCCGGCAACCAGTTGGGCAAGACGTGGTCCAGCGCGTACGAGATTGCCTATCACGTCACGGGCATGTATCCCGACTGGTGGGAAGGCAAGCGCTGGGCACGCGGAGTCACTGGCTGGGCGCTCGGCGAATCGATGGAGTCGACGCGCGACACGCTGCAGCGTCTGGTGATGGGCCGACCGGGCGAATGGGGCACGGGCACCATACCGGCGGATAGCATCATCGAGATCAAGCGCGCGCAGGGTATCGCCGACTCGATCGATACCGTCTACATCCGGCACGCGTCCGGTGGCATCAGCCGGCTGTATTTCAAGTCATACGAGAAAGGCCGCTCCAAGCTGCAGGGCGAGACGATCGACTTTGCAGCGCTCGACGAGGAACCGCCGCTCGATATCTACACCGAGGTGCTGACGCGGACCAACGCAACCAAGGGCATCGTGTGGATCACGTTCACGCCTTTGCTCGGTATGTCGCTGGTGGTTAAACGGTTCCTGACCGAGAAATCGCCGGACCGCAACGTCACGCGCATGACGATCCGCGATGTAGGTCACTACACGCAAGAAGAAATCGAGCGCATCGAGGCAAGCTACCCGGCGCATGAGCGCAAGGCGCGTGCCAACGGCGAGCCGGTACTGGGATCCGGCCAAGTGTTCCCGGTGATGGAGGAACTGATCACGTGCGCGCCGTTCGCGCTACCCGACTCGTGGCCGCGCATATGCGGTATCGACTTTGGATGGGATCACCCGACGGCACTGGTCTGGCTCGCCTGGGACCGCGACAAAGACATCATCTACGTGTACGACGCACAGCGCATGCGCCAGCAGACGCCAAAGCAGATCGCGCCAACGATCATCGCGCGAGGCGACTGGGTACCGGTGGCCTGGCCGCACGACGGGCTGCAGACCGACAAGGGATCTGGCGTACAGCTCGCCGAGAACTATCGTGGCGAAGGCGTTTTCATGCTTCATGAGCGTGCTCAATACCCGGAGACAGGCGACGAGGATGGCGCCAAGGTGTCGCGCTCCAGCGTCGAAGCCGGGATCTTGGACATGCTCACAATGATGCAGGAAGGCAAGTTTAAGGTTTTCAGCAACCTCAACGAGTGGTTCGAGGAATTCCGTCTCTATCACCGCAAGGACGGCAAGATCGTCAAGCTGGAGGACGACTTGATGTCGGCCACCCGTTACGCACGAATGATGCTGCGCTATGCAGCGGTTCCGCCAAAGCCACGTCGAATAGCGGGGCCACGCCGAGAATACGATTGGCGCGCCGGGTAGCGCGCGGACAAGGAATCTCAGGCCGATGGGCGACATGCAACTCACCAACGCGGCGTCACCGTTCGCGGATCAGGACCAATCACCGATGCAATCTTCGCAGATGGCATCCTTGTTCACGTCCGCACCCAGCACCAGCGGTCCGCCACCTTCGGTCGTTGTCGGCGAAGAACCGACGAACACGAACATCGATCAGATCGAGGAACTGCAGAACACCGCCCTACCCCAGCGCGCGGTCGAGCAATACCTTTGGGAAATCAAGCATCAGCCCAATTGGCGCCGCGAGGCGGACCATGCGGCCGACTACTACGACGGCAACCAGCTTTCACCCGAGCTCGTCGACAAGCTTGAAGATCGCGGCCAACCACCGCTGATCACCAACCTGATCAAGCCGACTATCGACACGGTGCTCGGCATGGAAGCGAAGACGCGCACCGATTGGATTGTGCGGCCCGAAGACGATACGCCATCGACCGACGACGTCGCCGAGGCGCTGTCGCTCAAACTCAAGCACGCTGCGGTCGAAGTCAACGCAGACCGCGCATGTTCCGATGCCTACTCAGGTCAGATAAAAGCCGGGCTGGGCTGGGTCGAGGTGGCGCGCGAGTCGGACCCATTGAAGTTTCCCTATCGCGTCAACTTCGTGCACCGGCGCGAAATCTTTTGGGACTGGCGAGCCGAGAAATATGACGTGTCGGACGCTCGCTATCTGATTCGGCGCCGGTGGCTTGAGTTGGACCACGCCATCGGCATGATGCCGCAGTACGCCGATTTGTTCCGCATGACGACATGTGGCTGGGCTGGCTTCGATCCGTTACTCGAGCAGAACACGCATCTCGTCCAATCGTTCTATCACGAGCGCGATACGCGCATCGAGGCGGTGGATTGGCGCGATATCCAGCGCGAGCGAATTTGCCTGTACGAAATCTGGTACCGCAAGTGGGTGCGCGGCTTCGTTGTCACACTGCCGACTGGCAAGACGGTCGAGTGTGACTTCAACAATGTCGACCACTGCGCGGCAATCCTGGCTGGCTCGCCGGTCAAGATGGCAACGTTCCAGAAAGTGCGCCTGGCGTGGTATTGCGGGCCTCACTTCCTGTACGACATTCCGAGTCCGTACACCCACGGCAATTTCCCGTACATCCCATTCTTCGGATATCGCGAGGATTTGACCCAGGTTCCTTATGGTTTGATCCGCTCGATGATATCGCCGCAGGATGAAATCAACGCGCGCAAGTCGAAGATGCTCTGGCTATTGAACAGCCGGCGTACGATCACTGACGCAGATTCGGTCGAAGATCACGACCAGGCACGGCAGGAGCTGTCTCGTCCGGACGCGTATATCATCCTCGACCCCAAGCGGCGTGCGAATGCCCGCTTCGAGTCGTCCAGCGATGCAAACCTGTCGGCGCAGCAGTTCCAGGCGATGCAGGAAAGCAAGCAGGAAATCGAAGAAGCTAGCGGCGTCCACAAGGTGATGCAGGGTCAACAGTCGGGCGCATCGTCTGGCCTGGCGATCAATTCGCTGGTCGAGCAAGGCTTGAACACGCTGGCCGAGATCAACGACAACTATCGACACGCACGGCGCCTGGTCGGCGAACAACTTTTCTTGCTACAGCAGCAGGATATGAAGGGCAAGCCGACGAAGGTCCGAGTCGGCGACGGCATGCAGGAAAAAATCATCGTGCTCAACCAGCCGGTGACAGATCCGACGACGGGACAGACAACGATACAGAACGACACTTCGGGCATCAGCCCCAAGGTGACGATGGACGATATCCCAAGCACGCCGACGTTCCGCCTGCAGCAGCTCCAAATGCTCACCGAGATTACGAAGTCCCTGCCGCCGAACATCCAGGGCATGGTCATCGACTTTGTTGTCGCCGCCACCGACCTCCCGCAGCGCCAAGAGATCGTCGACCGCCTGCGCGGGGCGCTCGGCATCCTCACGCCGCAACAGCAGGCGGCAAAGATGCAAGCACAGGAACAGGCTCAGCAAGCCCAGCAGCAGACCGCGGCAAAGATGGAAGTGCTGCAGGCCGCCAAGATCGCGTCCGAGATCCGAGAAAACAACGCCCAGGCGTCCGTGTGGGAGGTGGAGGCGCACGTGCAACACGCGCAAACCGTCTTGGCACCAGGCGCGCCACTCGGCCCCCCGCCGCTTCCGGCCGGTGCACCAATGCAGCCGCAGCAGCCGGCACCAGCGCCCGCATTCCAACCTAACCCGATGGCGGCACAACAGCCGCAACAACCCGGAGTACCGCAGCAATGACGACGGCAAAGAACCCCTATCGCGGAAAGACCTTCGAACTTGAAGGCCCGTTTCACCAGGCTCTGGAAGTCGTGCCGAACGACGCCGACGACCTCGAAAACGTGTGCCGTGGCGTCATGGTGACGCAGGCCGGCATCCTGCACTGCACGTTCATGGACGATACCGTGGACGTGCAAGTCCCGGTGCTCCCGGGCTTTACCTACCGGTTCATGCTGTCGCGCATTTGGGCGACCGATACCACCTGCGGCAACGTAATCGCGTTCTACTGATCGAGTAACCATGACTGGAACCTACGACGGCCAAGAACCGTTTGTCCTGCTGCAAGACTCGGATCCGGCCCGGCTGTCCGAGCTGCCGCCCTATCACCCGATCTACGTCGCAATCCAACAGATCGCGGCGAGTGTCTTGCCGACCGACGTCGGTACCGTGGTGCAGACCGGCGCTGAGCAGGCGTTAGCGGCATTACAAGCTGCCGCGCAGCAGGCATCAATCGCCGCCGCGCTGACGCTAAGCGCACAAAGCACCCTCAACACGGCAAACGAAACGATCGCAGACTCTACCGCGGCTGTTTCGCAAGCGAATTCGACGCTGATCGCCGCCGAAGCAGCGCAATCGACCGCAGCACTCTCCG